TTTACCAAAAGGAACAGCACAAATACCTGTTATTTCTACCGGTATTTCAACTCTTAATATGTACGGTGCATATAACGGTCGTCCAGGTCAAACAGTAGTAGTAGCTCCATCGACAGTAAATGGACTTAATAATACATTGGGATACACTGCAACATTAGATTCACCTAATTATGTTACACTAGCTATTAAAGAAGCTGTATCTGTTAGATCCATTATTACTCCATCTGGTAGAAGGGCCTCAACGCTACCAGGAATGTCATCGGTTGTAGGTAAATCATTTACACTAACAGCAAAAGCTTTACCACAATCACTTTGGACTACTGGATATTCAACTAGATTATCAATTTCTGGTAATGAAACGGGTGGATTAATAATTATGACAATCAATGTTTATAAAGATATAAAAACAGCAAACGAATATTAAAATAAAAAGTACAGGAGATAATTAAATGGCAGATACAGTATTTACAATTTTTGGTGCAGATGATCAGGTAGTTGCTTCACCTAGTAGAGTAACAAATGCACTTTGGTCTAATGGAGTAGGTATATTAACTACATTCACAACATCATTAGCCTTCCCAACAGGTACATTAATAGGTAATGATAGATATTATGTTGACATTTATGCATCAGCTCCTGCTACTGAACAAGTTGAATTTTCACTTGCATATGGACATATATCGGGTTCTGGAGCTAATTCTAGTGATTTAGATTATCCAACAAAAGCAATATATAGTCAATACAGAAATCTATTATTAGATAATGCTAGTGGTCAATTTATACTAAACACTAGTGGACCCATTTCAATGAGTCAATTTTATGCTATTACAATAAAGAGAGCAAACTTAAAACAAAAACTTGATCCTGGCAACTGGGAACTACATTTAGGTGGTCTTGCAGCATCACCATCTCTGAGTTTAATTGATAATAGTGCTGACTCAAACGATTTAAATGCCGGTTCAACAGCTCGTTCTTATAAGGTTGTAAGTGGATCAATAACAAGCGGTCAAGTAGGTACAGCTATATATGGACTTGTTTATCCCGATTATGGTGTATTATTACTAGATCCATCAATATTTTCCGCATCAATTAAGATGTCATTGAATACAGGTGCAACTTGGGTAAATGCTGCTAATAAAAATAATATATGGAATATGTTTACAGCAATGTCTCAAAGTGAATACTTCGCAGCTCGTAGCGAAGAAAAAATAAGTTCTACACACTATTTTGTTAGAGTAAAAAATCAACAATACAATTATAGTAGTAATCCTACGTTTTATTCAGCATCAGACGGAACTATAATTCAACAAGCATTTTTTGATGATCCTCAGGTATTTCTTACAACAGTTGGTTTATATAATGATGGTAATGAATTATTAGCAGTTGCAAAACTAAGTCAACCTGTGACTAAGGGATTTGATAAGGAAGCATTAATTAAGGTTCGTTTGGACTTCTAATGAAGGAAAATAAATGAAAAAATTACAACTAAAACAAATTATTAAAGAAGAAATTAAAAAGGTTTTAAAAGAAGAAAAAATAAGTCAATATGGTACCCATTCTAATGGACGCTTGTATTTTCAAATTGGAAATGATTTTTATAAGATTGATCACTTCTCAGGTGGTACTGCAATTAGAAAAGCAAAACAGATACCAACAGGATTTAGAAAACAAAATAAACCAGATTTACAATTTGCCAACCAAATTATTAAAAGTATTAAAAATAAAAAAAATGATATGGGCAGTTGGTATAGTCTTTCATACTCTTAATTTAAATTAAAGTAAAAGGAATTAAATGTTCAAGTCATTGGACTCATCAGATGTTGCCTTACGAACATTCAAGGTATTTAAAAACTGGTCGTGTGATCATACAACAACTGGTAGTTTAGGTATAACAATTCAAGATGGCATTTATGATGCTACATATTTTACCTACGGAAACCCGCAAAATGCAGATGGAAGCTATAAAAAATTAATATGGTCTTCTATCAATCATTTATATTATTCAAGTGGTAGCCACGTAGAAGATAACCCTTGGTATAATTATGCAAACTTTTCTCAACTGAAATATGTAAGTAGAAGTTTAGGTACTGGAATAAAAGTTATTAATATCCCGCATAAAAAATTCGGCGAACAAATAAAACCCAACAGTGTTGAAATAATAGTATCTGCCGGTGCAACAACTTATATTGATGATGGTAATTATAATTTGTGTGTTAGTGGGGCAACTACTCCAAGAACAGTAATAGGGAATGTATTTTATGACACAGGTCATATCCTTATAACAAGTGAAAGTTATACTGCATCACTTGCTACATTTGATTTATCATTCCAAAGTACTTTAGAAATAAGAGAATATGAAGTAGTATGTACAGTATTAGAAGGTGAATATAATTATACTTCAAATCTAACAGCAATGTTATCTGGTTCTGGTAATAACGGATTTTATATGACCCCGTTAGTTTCATCTTCAATGAAGCCACTTATTACAATGATTGGTTTATACAATGATAACAATGAATTATTAATGATTGGTAAGTTAGGAAGACCTTATAAAAGGGAATATGATTTAGATACTACATTTGTTGTAAGAATTGACCTCTAACTAAACAAGAAAATTAAAATGAATATAAAATTAAAAACATTATTAACTGAAAAAATGAAAAATATAAGAAAAAGATATAAATTTTCAGGTCTATCAAAAGATACAGACGGAGACTTCGCTGTTTCAGTTAGTGAGGGATTTACAAATGTCGTAGATTCTCAATATCAACCATTTGTGACATTGGAATTACAAACATACACTTTAGCGCATATGGGCATTCCACTAAAAAATCAAAATGATGCATCCAGTAGTAAAATGATATCAGAGTTTATAGACGCAGCAGATAAATTTAATAAAGATTTAATTAAAATTAAAAAACGATATGGATTATTAGATGATATAGAATTATCATCAAAATGAAATATATTAGATTTTATACCAAAATCAAGACGTAAAAAAATGGGAATATAAAAAATAAGAGGTAAAATGCTAACAAGATCAGCAAAGAATAAAGGAAAAAAGTTGCAAAAACAAGTTCAACAACTATTATTAGAAAAAACACATCCAATCGGTTTGGTTGAAGGTGACATTTCAAATACTATTATGGGTGAAGCCGGCAGAGATATTAAATTATCTCCAGCAGCAGAAAAAGTTATCCCATTTGATATAGAATGCAAAAATCAAGAGCACATTAATATTTGGTCTTCCCTGCAACAAGCAGAAGATAATTGTAAAGAAGGTCGAATTCCAATGTTGGTCTTCAGTAAAAACCGTTCGAAAACCTACGCAGTTGTCGAGTTAGAAAAATTGCTCGACTTGCTTTATTCGGAATAATCTGTATATTTATTTAATATAAATGCTAAAAAAGGGTTCATAGTTTTGCAACTTAGATTATTATCTTTACTCGAAAAAGTTCTAAACCAACACGGTGATATTTACAAAAATGATGACGTAGCATTTCATTGTCCTGTATGTAATATTGAGGACCATAAAAAGAAACTCATTATCAACCTCAACGAAAATCATTCAAAATTTGGTTTTTGGAGATGTTGGAACTGTAAGGACTCCCACGGAATGCACGGAAGAAGTCTCATAAGATTATTCCATAAACTTAAAGCACCTCGTCAAGATACAGCCTCACTTTATACCATATTAGATGTTGCTGTTCTTCTAAAAAATAATTCTGAAGTTGTTGTTTCAACTTTGCCAAAACAAACAATGTCATTACCATTAGAGTTTATTTCTATTACGAGTGTTCAAGATACAAAAGATTATCAAAACGCAGTAAAGTTTCTCTTAGACCGAGGTCTTACAAGAAACGATATAATAAAATATAACATTGGTTATTGTGAAAAGGGTAAGTATGCTCATCGTATTATTATTCCATCATATAATACTCAAGGAGAATTAAATTACTTCGCAGCGAGGACGTATGAAGATAAGATAAGGCCTAAATACCTCAATCCACCTATAGCAACAAGCGATGATGTAATATTTTTTGATATGCATATAAACTGGAACTTACCGGTTCTCTTATGCGAAGGAGTATTTGATGCAATCTCAGCAAAGAGAAATGCAATCCCTGTATTAGGTAATTCAATATATGGTGCTCTTTGGAGAAAGATTATTTTTGAAGATGTAAAGGATATTGTTTTAGCATTAGATATGGATATGGTAAAGACCTCATTACATTATATTGAAAAGTTTGTCTCAGAAGGAATAAACGTAAAGTTCATTTCTATGGGAAAGAAAGACCCGTCGGAACTTGGGTTTCAAGAGTTCATAAAGTTATACAACAAATCCAATACATTAGATTTTGGAACAATAGTTCAAATGAAATTAAATTACTAAAAGGAATATATGGATATAATACAAATACCTACTTCTATTGAAAAAGTTGATAAGATATTTCATATTGCTGATATACATATAAGGCCATATAAAAGACACCACGAATATAAACAGGTTTTTCAATCATTATACAACTCGATAAAATTACAAGCCACTAAGAACTCAATCATTGCAGTATTAGGAGACATTGTTCACGCAAAAACAGAAATGTCACCCGAACTTATAGATACAGTTTCTGATTTTTTTAATAATCTTGCCTCATTGTGTTATACGATTGTTATTCCTGGAAACCACGATGCCAATCTAAATAATAAAAATAGAATGGATGCAATATCCCCGATTTTGAGAAATATAAATAATAAAAATCTTATTTATCTAAAGGATAGTGGTGTATATCAGTTTGCAGATTTGTATTTTGTAAATATGTCTGTATTCAATAATACGAAAAAACTTGATTTGAATGGTATAAAAGAACTAAAACCGAAAATAGCATTATTTCACGGTATTGTAGATAAAGCAATAAATAAATTCGGGTTTCATTTTAGAAATGAAAAAATAGATAAAGATGTATTTAGTAGTTATGATATCGTTTTATTAGGTGATATTCATAAACATCAGTATTTAGCACCAAACATTGCTTATCCTGGTTCCTTGATACAACAAAACCACGGCGAAGATTTAGAACACGGTTATATTTTATGGGATATGACTGATTTTTCAAGTGAGTTTATTAAAATACCAAACGACTACGGTTATTATACATTAGAAATTAGAAATGGAATTATTCCCGAGGTGACTGATATTCCAAAGAAGTGTCGCCTAAGAATACAGGCATATGATATTATAGCCGGTGATTTAACAAACTTGATTTTGGAGATAAAGAAAAAATACAAACCTACTGAAATAACTATAAATAGAATTAATAGTATTGGCATATTAGATATTAATGGAGCAAAGTTAGATTTACCAAATATTACTGATGTTGATTATCAAAATAAACTAATAGAAGATTTTGTAGTTCAAACATATTCTGTAGATAAAGAAATAGTAGATGCTATAAAACAAATCAACATAGAAACAAACTTAGAAATAGAAATAGAAGATACAGTAAAAAATGTAAGATGGACTCCAATAAGATTTGAATGGTCAAATATGTTTTCTTATGGTGAAGGAAACTATGTAGAGTTTGCTGATATGAAAGGTGTTATAGGTTTATTTGGACCAAATAGGGACGGGAAAAGTGCATTTGTAGATTCATTATCATTTTGTTTATTTGATAAAGCCAGCAAAGATTTCAAACCAATTAATATTATGAACAATAAGAGTGATGAGTTTATATGTAAGGTTGTATTTGAACTATCAGGCAGACAATACTTTATTGAAAGAAAAGTTTGGAAAAATAAATCAGGAAACCCAATGTATAAAGTAAACTTTGGATTTTATGATGATAAAGGGGTTGAACAATCATTGAATGGAGAAAATAGATGGGGAACAAACAAAAATATAGACTCATATATTGGTTCATTTGAAGACTTTGCTCTAACAACATTTAGTATGCAGGGCAAAAGTGCAAACTTTATTGAGAAAGGACATTCAGACAGAAAAGATTTAATTATTCAGTTTGTAGGTTTAGGTTTATTTGACCAACTATTTGAAATAGCCGCAGACAAAAATAAGGAAATAAATATTTCTCTAAAGACTTTAGAAACAGAAAACTGGGATGATAAACTAATCGCAGTCGAAAATAATTTTACTAAATATGAAACAAAGTTTAATAATAAAGATAGCGAGTCTAAAGTTATTATTGATAATATAGTTAATCTTGAAAATGAAATTAAAGATTTGACTTTTCAACTAATAGATATTGATGAGGCTTTATCTATTACAGAACTGAGATTGGACCAACAAACTTATAAAAATACAGGTCTTAGACTTGGGTCTTTAGTAAGTAACATTACATCCGTGATACAAGATGAAACAAAACAGTTAGATGAATATAAAGAAAGAATAGATATTTTTAATTTACTAAAGGTTGAAGATTTATATAATGAATTAGCATCGCTCGTGTCAGATAAAAAAGATATTGAGTCTGAGATTAATACTTTACACGTAAAAATCGATAATGAATTAGATAAAATGAAAAAACTTACTGAGTTAGAATATGACCCAGATTGTAATTATTGTATGAATAATATATTTGTAAAAGATGCAATTGCTACTAAAAAACTTTTAGATGGACATGAAAAACAGATGGAAGATTTATCAGAGCGTCTATCTCATTTTGAAGAAATAATTAAAACAAAATCAAACATAAAAACTGATTATATTGAATATAAAGATATATTAAAAAGTGCAAATGACTTAGAAATAAAATCATATAAGAATGCGGTGTTAAAAACTGAGATTGAAGATGATATTGAAGAGAATAAAATATTAATAAAAGAAAATGATAATAAGATTAAAAAGTATTATTATTTAGAAAAATCTATAAAATTTAATGAGAATCTTCAAATTAATATTGATGAAAAACAATTAGAAAATAATAAACTTAAAACACAAAAACTAGATATTGATAAAGAAACATTAGATATTTATGGTAAAATGAAGGTTGAAGAGTCTAATATTAAAACCTATAAAGATAATATTAAGAGGTTAAATAAACTAAGAGTAAAATCTGAAAGCTATAAGTATTATATTAGTGCTATCAAAAGAGATGGTATTCCCTATGACTTGATTACAAAAATAGTTCCAGCAATAGAGGCAGAAATAAATAATATTCTAAATCAAATCGTTGATTTTTCTATTGTTATAGATTTAGATGAGTCAAAAAACATAAATATGTATATTGTTTATGATGAAGAAAACTTCTGGACATTGGAGTTAGCAAGCGGTATGGAACAATTTATTGCTTCTATTGCTATCAGAGTTGCTCTAACAAATATTTCACACTTACCAAGACCGAACTTTTTAATAATCGATGAAGGATGGGGAACCTTAGATGCAGATAACTTAAACTCTGTATCTATGTTATTAGATTATTTGAAAACACAGTTCGAGTTTGTATTAATAATATCTCACGTCGGCCAAATAAAAGAAGTTGCAGATATTATCATAGAACTCAAAAAAGAGGATAATTTTAGTTCTATAAAACACCCTTTCTAAAGTTATTTTATCTTTTTCTATATTTATATTTATATTAAACTGAAAAGGATATACATATAAGTGGCCAGATTAGATAAAAAGCTTACATACCAAGGTCTTAAAGATTATCCCGTATATAAAGAAGATACCGATAATACGATATTCAATGTCGTAAATGTTCCTGATATTTTCCCTCAAGGAAAGAGTTATTTTCTTATGCTTGGGTCCAAGTTATTGAGACAAGGTTCAGCAGTATTAATTGAAATATTGGACTCTCGTGGCCAAGTAATTTATTACGAAGTACCTTCATATTTAGAAAATGCAGGTAGAGCTATTTCTGTTTGGATATATGACCACATAGTTCCAGGAGAAGCATTTATCACTATAGTTGGTGAGCTAACAAATGTACCTCAGGTATGGAAAAATAAACCTAATCTAAAAAGAACTTTTAGAATATTTGTAAATCCTCAACTAAATAATAAGCAACCTATAAAATTTAATACTTTACCCGTCGTCACAGCATCATATGTTGATAGAAGTTATTTGGTATGGGCAGAAGATCAAACTGCAGAAGTGCCATATAATTTGACTTCCCAATCAGATGGATTCGTGGGAACATATGATCGAGCTTATAGTCGTAACAATCTTGACGCACCATATTATATACGAATAACAGGTACTACTGTTTCTGATCCTCCAAATGTTCCTATTAGAGCAGAATGGTCTGGGGCCAGATTTGAAGCAGCTTCAATCGTACTTTCGGACCCCGGCAATAGTGTTGTATCATATAAAGGTACAATTACTAAATTACTTTCAACTTCAAGTTTTGAAGTATATCCTCCTATAACTGGTACTGCTGAGGATCCACCAATATGGGATACAACAGGAAGCAAGCAAGTAAATGGTACAATAATATATTATAGTGCAGCAACAGGTTCAGCATCTGAACTAACAGCATCATTTGTACAATTGAAAATTAAAGACTTATTTACATTTTCTGGTGATGTTGATACTATAAAAGTATATAAGAAAAATAGATCTGCAGATACAGCATATTATTTATTAGGTCAATACGCTGCATCACCTACAGAATTATTTTTAGAGTCTGGTTCAATAAATCAAACGCTTGGCACATTCAGTAGTAATGCATTCATTACAGCAAACTGGACATCTTCAAAAATAGATGGAACTGCTATAGATAGTACTCAGCTTCCAGATATATACTATTCATTGGGTACATTTCAAGGCGGAGTAGTATTACAACAGTGGAGTGGTCCCATCGGTGCCACACAGGCAGTTAGAAGATTTAAATTTTATCCAATAAACGGTGCAATACAAACACCTAACTTTCATGAATATACTATTAAAGCAACATATAACGGAACGCCAGACAATTATCTAGGTGCCACTGGTTATATTACAACTGCATCATTGGGTATTTATATTTCTGGTAGTGCTGTCAATCACGATGTTCCTAGTGATCAATTGGGTAAGCAAATTGGATTTTTAACAACTAATGCAAATAGAAATTACGGTGAATTAGAGTTCAACGTCATCACAGATCACAATGGTGTTATGAATTTAAACTTTGTTGTATTTGAAGGAATTTGGACAATAGCAGACATTTCAATAATGGCAGCAACAGATCCCGGTTTCAATCCTGATGAACTTACAATTTATGCTCCATTAGGTAATACAAAAAGAAATGAATTAGCAACATTTAGATTAGAGTTTATTAATTCAATAGGTGATCCCTGTGTAGAGACAGTGACAACTATTCGTACAATAAAACTTATAAATCAAGCTGTATATATGGAAGAGTCTGATAACTTGGTTATTGGTAAATTAAGTTTAGCTTCATCTATGGAACGAGGTATTATATTAGTAGGAGATACAGGTTCAGCTATTAAATCATATGCATATGAAGGTATGGCATTAGCAGATGCTTCTGGTTCCGGTGGATTTATGCAATATTCTGGTTCAGCATTGCCCGGATATGAAGGTGTTGGTTTTGAACTAAATGCGGGTCTCGGAACAGGTTCATTAGATTTTAGATACAGCCCACCAGCAAATTCTTATTTATATATAAGTGCAAGTATTTTTGCTCTTCCTGGTTCTAATGTTGGTGAAGCAATCGGTGGTGGTTTCTGGACAGAAAGTGCAGATGGTACTATTACAAGAGAAAGTGATGTTCAAATAACCGGTTCATTATATATAACTGGTGATTTTATTTATGTTTCTTCATCTATAATATATGCAAGTGGTTCAACGAAGTTTGGTGATAGTTTAGATGACACACATCAATTTACCGGAAGTGTAAGTATTACGGGTGCATTGAATATAGATGGACCAATAACATCAACCGAGTATTTCCCTACAGCAAGTTGGGCTTGGAATGTTGTCAGTGGTAGCGGATATTCAGTTCAAGCATTTGGCTCTTCATATACATGGTCATTTGCTCATAACTTAGCGCATCAATATGTCAATATTGAAATATATAATTCATACGATGAAATAGTAATTCCACAAAAAATAATTGCAGTTGATAGTGAAAATGCAGATATTTATTTTAATATTTTAGCTGAAGGTACAGCAGTTGCAACATTCGGTGGTCACAATTGGCCTCCAAGTGAGCGTATGATTTCTATTGGTGGAATAGCAACTCAAAGTTTTAGTTCTGCTGTGACGTGGTCATTTGATCATAACTTAGCATATAAACACGTATTGGTACAAACATATGATACAAATAGTTATCAAATGATGCCAAGTAATGTATTATTAATAGATCAAAATAATTTAGAAATATATTTTACACCCGGAGCATCTGGAATTGCAGTTGCATCGATAGGTGGTAGTAGTATTGTTAAACAAGCTACCATTGCATTAGCTTGCTCAGACGAAATAAATCCATTAACCTCGTCAGCAACTGTCACTACATTTTATATGCCATATGAAATGAATTTGAATAATGTTAAAGTTTCTCTTAATATATCAAGTAGTCAAAGTTGTTCTATTGATATTAAAAGAAATGGTTCAACAATATTTGATTATCCATTAATAATAAGTGCATCTTCATATACAAGTAGTTTAATCCCTTCATCCTCATATCTTGCAGAAGATGACAGAATTGCAGTCGATATACTTCAAGTAAGTAATGATAGTGCTGGATTAAAAGTTTATTTAGTAGGATATTAATATGTTTATTATTAATTCATTTTGGTATAAATACATATTTGAACCAACGTTATCATTGTCAAGTGATATAAACTTTTTTGAGAATGTTAATTATTCATCTGAGTTTGGCTCTTTGATAGCAGCAAATATAAATTTTTATGAGAATATTACTGAGACATCTGTTTCTAGTTTTCCAGATTTTTTGGGTATAGGAACATATCAAGATCCATACTTAATATATTCAGCATCTCAATTTATTGCAATACCAAACAAAACAACATATTATTATAGAATAATGGAAGATTTAGATTTTACAGGTTTATATCATGCTCCAAAAGAATTTTATGGATATATAGATGGTCAAAATCATGTTTTATCTAATCTAAACATAAGTAGTTGGCACTATAGTACTGGTGCAACTACAGGATATGTTGGTTTATTTGGTTATGTCCAAGGAACTGGTAATGGAGGAATAATTAGAAATATTATTTTAGATAATGCAATGTATAATGTTAGTGGTTCATTTGGTTATTTTTCATATTTTGGTGGTATAGTCGGAAGAGCATCAACTGGTACAAGAATATATAATTGTCATATACGAAGTTCATCATTATTTTCAACAGGTAATTCATATTCAGAACAATTTGGTGGTATCGTAGGTTATATTGAATCTAGCAACCATGCATTAGATTCTTGTTCAGTTGTCAATACAGTATTATCTTGTTCTAAAGTTTCAGGAACCAATATTAATTCGGCTGGAATAATTGTTGGTCAAATAAATGCAACAATGACTATTAATAAAACATTTGTCCAGAGTTGTAGTATAGATCACAGGCGAGTTAATTATGCAGAAATTAAAGGAGCAGGTTTCAAAGGTGGTAATACAAATCAATACATATATGATTGTTATATGAAAGATGTTTTAATAACTGGTAATGCAACTGCATCTTGGGGTGTAACTGCAGATGGTATGCATGCAAATGGAAATTATGCTATACGTTCCTATGCAGTTGTCACGGCGTCTATAGTTGGTGACCCCGGTAAAACAATAGTACAGGGTTTTTGCCCAATATCCTCAGTAGGAACTTCAACTTCAAGTTTCTATAATGTAGATGTAATGGGTTATGTTTCTGGTTCTGGCGGTCCAAAGACAACAGCCGAAATGTTAAATCAAGATACTTATATCTTTTCATCAAGTTGGGACTTTGATAATATTTGGATGACAGGTTCTTTAAATGGTGGTTATCCATATCTAAGAGATAATCCACCGCCATATTAAAATAAAGGAAATTTAAATGAAATTAAAATCACATAATATGAATGTCGGAGCATCAATAAAACACTTAGATACCGACGGGTCTCTAATAAAAGAATATTATTACCCAACAAGTAATAATGGTGCAGAACCATTTATTGAAGCAAAAGTTGAAAATGAAAATGGTGAAGTTATTTATAATGAAAAATATCCATTTAGAAGTTTCAATTATAATTATATGGGAGTTCTTAGATGGTTTATATGGCCAACCGTTTTTGGCTGGGGGTTTGGAATAAAAACACTAAATGGTTCTCTTTTTAGTGGTGCAGGTTTGCCTGGTTATTATGGTGAAGGAATAGCATTTCCAGGTGCGTATAGTCATACCTATAATGGAATTTGTGTAGGAACATCATCTGTTACTAATTCTATGGATATGATTGATTTATATGGTAAAATAGAACACGGTAATGGAACAAATGAATTAGGATATCAAACACAAATAGCATCTACTCCATATATTATGAGCTCAAGTTATTATTATACTATAAATAGATCATTTATTAACTCGAGTTCTTTACCAGTAAATATAAGAGAAATAGGAATAATTGCATCACGTCAAACTACTATAAATAATGCAACAAATTCATTTTTATTTTGTAGAGATACAAAAGACTATGCTAGTAATGATATTAATATAGTTTTACCAACTGCCTCTATTCTACATATTAATTTTAATTTTATTTATCCAGATAATAATCATTTAGTAAAACAGTTTGCTCAAATACAAGAATGTATCGGCTCAGTATTGCAAGTGCCAGCTAGAACTATATCCAGTGGATCTATAAATTTAGGTACTTATAGTAGAGGATACGGTGTAAATCTATTTCAAGGAAATGTAGTAAACGAAGATTGTGGTATAGTTGTAGGTTCAAGTTCTCAAGCATTTAGTTTAGATGACTATAAATTATATGGAAATATACCAGCAGGCACAGATACATCTTCGTTATATCATAATAAACATGTTATTTCAGGCGATGTTTCTGGTTCTGATAGTGGTAGTTTTTATATGGAAAGATTAATAACTAATCTTTCACCAAATGCATTTACAATTGAAGAAATGGGATTATATAACTATAATGGAACTCTAACTTCAAGATATTTATGGGCAAGAACACTAACCGGTACAATAAACTTACAACCTTCACAATCATTAGATATTAAATATCACTGGAATGTGGTAGCATCTGGTTCATAAAATATTAAAAACGCTATATTTATATATAACAAAGAGGAAATAAATGATTTTATATAATTCACATGTAAGTGGTTCTTTAGAAGTAGATGAAAATGTATTTATTACAGGTATTCTCTATGCTTCTGAAAAACATTTTTATATTAACCACCCTACCGAGGAAGGTAAGAAACTGGTATATGGAACTCTCGAGGGTCCCGAAAACGCAGTTTATTTACGCGGCAGGTTGAACGGTGATAATGTTATAGAATTACCAGACTATTGGACCAAGTTAGTTGATGAAAAAAGTATTACAGTTTTCTTTACTCCAATAGGTCGAGGTCAAATTTTATCTGTTGATTATATTAAAGATAATAAGATATTTATTAAAAAATCATTACTGACACCATTTGGAAAAATATACTGTAATTATTTAATATTTGGTGAAAGAAAAGATATTCCAAAACTGAAGACAAAGATAGACCCAAAAAATATAGTGGATGTATAAAATGAGCATAATGGATTTATCAGTATACATAGCAGAACAAATAATTATTGATGAAATAATGCGCAGTGATATGCCCCAAATAAAAGGTAAAGATTATCCTGACGTATTAAAAATATTCAAAGAGTATGGTGTTCCTTATAGACTTCAAAATATGAACATCGATGATTTGTTTCCACTTCAAAAAGATTTTATTCAATCTAAAGTTGATAATATTGTGAATACAATGAATACAGACAAGGATATGCAACCTATATTTATATCATCTGATTATTATATTATTGATGGTCACCACCGTTGGTTGGCTAATAAACACATTAAAAATCCAATAATGAAAGTTATCAAAGTTGGTTATCCAAAGAATGCAGCACTAAAATTATTTGACAAGTTAGATGAAAAATTAAATGAAGCAGTTAGTAAGATAACAAAAACGGTTGTTATTTTCCCAGGTAGATTTCAGCCTTTCCACCGTGGTCATTATTATTCATATAATGATTTAGTTAGTAAGTTTGGAAAAAATAATATTTATATTGCTTCTTCAAATGTGACCGGTGGAGATAAATCTCCATTTACATTCCAAGATAAGAAAACTATTATTACTAAATTATTTGGTATTCCTGGAACTAAAGTTGTTCAAGTAAAAAATCCATATAGACCCGAAGAAATATTAAAAACATTTGACCCAAAGACAACTGCAGTTATTGTAGCAGTTGGTGAAAAAGATGCAAATAGATTAGGTGGTAAATATTATGTCAAATATAAAGGAAGAGTAGATGAAGGTTATTTAGATAAAGGATATGTATATATTGTTCCTCAATTACAACTAAAGATACAAGGTAAAACAATTTCAGGAACAGAAGTTAGAAATAATTTTTCTAAAGAATTATTTAAAGGATTATATCCTAAATACGATGACGCAATCTATAATGCAATGAAACAAAAATTATCAGAAGCATTAATATTAGAAGGTGGTGCGTATGGACATTTGACCCATCCATTTGAAGATATGGATTTGACATTTGGTGATTTGAAAACAATGATAAGTTCTGCATTAGAAGGTAAGTTAGACTTGACACAAGAAAAAACAGATGGTCAAAATCTTATGTTTTCTTGGATAGATGGAAAATTAAAAGTTGCAAGAAATGCATCTCATACTAAAAACTTTGGTAAGGGTGCATTAGATATATCTGGTGTTTCAAGTATGTTTTCGGGTAGAGGGGAAATACAAACTGCATTTACAGAAGCAGCAAAAGATTTAGAAGCAGCAGTTTCAAAATTATCTCAAAAACAAAAAGATAAGATATTTGCTAATGGTAAAAAGTTTATGAGTGTAGAAGTAATATATCCTCAAACAACAAATGTAATACCTTATGATTTTTCTATGTTAGTATTTCACGGAACATTTGAGTATGACGAAAACGGAAATAAAATAGGTGCAGATAAAACCGATGCATCAATTTTAGCAGGAATGATTAAACAAGTAAATGCAGACGTTCAAAATACATTTCAAATTAGAGCACCAAATAATTTGAAATTACCTAAAGTTCAAAACTTTTCATCTCAAAAATCTTATTTTTTCAGTAAATTGAATAAATTACAAAATGAATTTAAATTAAAAGATAGTGATACTGTTCTTATGTATCACCAGACTTGGTGGGAAAACTTTGTTTCTAAACAAGCCAAGTCTATGAAATATGGAATACCAAATGACGTCTTGGTAGATTTAACAAAACGTTGGGCATATAATAATAAATCATATAAGATAAATGATATTAAAAAGAGAATTGATAATGATACATTTAGAACTTGGGTCGATAGTTTTGATAAAGGTTCTTACACTCAACAATTCAAAGATAATATTAAACCTTTTGAATTATTATTCTTGGAATTAGGAGCACAAGTATTAAAGAATATAAATGTATTTTTGGCTGTAAATCCAAATGATTCAATACAGAAAATGAAAACTTCGGTTGATAAAGCAATAAAAGATATTGAAAGTTCAAATGATGTAAATGCTATGGCTAAAATGAAAGCACAATTGGAAAGACTTAATTCTATAGGTGGTATAGATGCAGTCATACCTTCAGAAGGAATAACATTTATGTTCAATGATAAACTATACAAATTTACAGGAACATTCGCACCAATTAATTCACTATTAGGAATATTAAAATATGGGAACTAAGATGAAAAAATCAGAATTAAAAAAAATAATAAAAGAAGAAATAACAAATTTCCTAACAGAAGAATCTCACAATGACCATTCTCTTATGAGATTTTACAATATAACAATGAAAGCTAGCTCAAGTAGTGAAGCAACAAGACTTATTAATTCACGAACAGATAAGATAACAAATAGAGCTAAATTACAATCGTGGATAGATGTTTTAGAAGATGAAAATTATCATACTGAAGCTGAATATGCATACAATAAATTAAAAACATTAAAACATTAATAGAAAGAACTACAATGAAAAAATCTGAATTAAAGAAAATTATCAAAGAAGAAATTAAAAATATTTTAAAAGAAGATTTTGATAATTCAATATACATTAAAGGAAAAGACTTAAAACGTATTGGTTGGATAGTTATTAATAAACGAAAAAATGATGGTCGTCCTTTATACACATTAGAAAGTGGTGATGATAAATCTTGGGGTGCAACTTATAGAATGGGAACATCAAAACATTCAGAAAGCAGTTCTTTGTTTTATACTATTCCTATAAAGGTAGAAGGAACTAATAGATTTAGAATGCTAACAGATGACGAAAAATGGTCACGTGCATATGCATATGAAGAAATTGAAATTAAAAAATAAGGAACTTAAATGAAAAAATCAGAATATAAAAGAATATTAAAAGAAGAACTTGGTTTAGTATTACCAGACGGAACTATAAACGGTGACCCAAAAGGAAAAGAAAAAGCAACTACTAAAAAATACAAACAAAAAGAAAAGAATATTACCGAAGCAACAAGCAATGTAATATATGCTGGTATTAATTTTCTTGTTGTAGTTAAAATTAAAGAATCAGGTGGATATATTCAACTAATTCCGCGCACAACAAAGGATATAGATGTATTAGATACATATGGAAGAGAACGAGCAACTATGTTTTTAGAAACTAAGTTAAAACAACAGTTGGGTTTTCGAGTATGGTATTCAGGCGATGGGTCAGCAGGGTTGAACTTCAGATTTAGTATTATTAATATTGAAGAACTTTTAAAAAGTAAAATAAAATAGGAGGTTTCATGGCTCAATTTACAAGAAGTCAATTCGATAATATGTCAAAGGACGAAAAAGATGAATTGATGAAGAAAAAATCGGATAGACCCAGTGCAAGACCTATGGGTGATATTTATCCACAGACTATAAAAAGAATATTAGAAGGAGAAACACCAAAGATTACTTTGTCAATGTATGATAGAGAAAGTACAATGACAGATGAAGAAAAACAAGAACGTTTAGACGAAGCAACAGAAAGAGAAAATAGACATAAACTATTTGCTGATTTACGAAAAGAAACAAATCCAACATTCTGTCCTAAATGCGGTAAGTTTATGAGTGACAGATTAGATGCTAAGTTTTTTGTAATAAGAAAAACTTGCTATACCTGTGTTATCAAATATGAACGTAAAATACAAGATGCTGGTCTATGGAGACAATACGAAGATAAGATTATGACTGATAATAAATTATCATTTTTGAGAGATGTAAAAGAAGAGGTTGAAGATTATTTAAATGGTGGTCTCAAAAGAGAATATAAATACGTGACAGAAGAAGGTAAAATTGAAAAATGGACTAACGATGCTTATGATGAAACAAAAGTATTTTTAGAAAATACATTGAAAGAGATAACTACTATACAAGAAGATTTATCTAGTTATTTAAATGAACTAAATGAGGTATTGAAAAATGACGTCGCAATCAGCGCCTAATTTACGTGACATAATAAAAGAAGAATATTCAAAGTGTGTTAAGGACCCAATATACTTTATCAAAAGATACTGTATAATCCAACATCCTATTCGTGGTAAAATACCATTTATATTATACGGGTTTCAAGAAAACATTTTAGCAGCATTCCTAAAGTTTGATAGAAATATAATTTTGAAAAATAGACAAATGGGTCTATCAACATTAGCTTCGGCCTATGCACTTTGGTTAATGACTTTCTTTGATGATAAGAATATATTAGTTATAGCAACAAAACAAGATGTTGCAAAGAATATTATTTCTAAGGTTAGAATTATGCATAATCTATTACCAAGTTGGATGAAACGTAAATGTACAGAAGACAATAAATTAGGATTACAATATAACAATGGTTCAAAGATATATGCTAGCACCTCGGCAGGAGACGCCGGCCGTTCAGAAGCTGTATCTTTACTTATATTAGATGAGGCTGCATTTATTCCAGGAATGGAAGAACTATGGGGAGCATTACAACCTACACTTTCTACAGGTGGTGATATTATTGTATTATCAACTCCTAATGGTGTTGGTAATTGGTATCACGAAACATTTGTAAAAGCAGAAGAAGGAAAGAATAATTTTTATCCTATTACTCTTCACTGGACATTACACCCCGAGAAAGACCAAGACTGGAGAGATTTACAAGACATAGAATTAGGACCAAGATTAGCAAAACAAGAGTGCGATGGTTCATTCTTAGCATCTGGTGATACTGTTATTGCCGGTGAATTATTAGAATGGTATAAACAAACTCACGTTATGGAACCTATAGAAAAAACAGGATTTGATAGAAATGTTTGGATATGGGAATATCCTGATTATACGAAATCTTATATGTTAGTATCTGACGTTGCAAGAGGAGATGGGAAGGATTATTCAACATTCCATATCTTAGAACTTGAAACACTAAATCAAGTTGCTGAGTATCAGGGAAAACCTGGAACACAACAGTTTGGAGATTTATGTGTTGAATATGGAACAAAGTATAATGACGCATTAATAGTTATGGAGAATGCTACGATTGGTTGGGCTGCATTACAAAGAATATTAGATAGAAGTTATAAGAATGTATTTTATAATGAAAATAAAAGTAATATTATTGATGATAAGGTTATGACTAAATATGTTGGTAATATGATTAAGATGGAAAAGAAATCAGTTCCTGGATTTACAACTTCTGTAAAATCAAGACCATTAATAATTTCAAAGATGGAACAATATTTTAATGAAAGAAGTGTAATAGTTAGATCGACAAGATTAATAAATGAACTATTTACTTTTATTTGGAATGCAGGGAAAGCAGAAGCAGCAACTTCAAACTACAATGATGACTTAGTAATGGCATATGCAATTGGTTTATGGGTTAGAGATACCGCGCTTAGGTTGAGAGAACAATCAAAAGAATTGACTCGAGCAACTTTAGACGGATTTAGAGTAGAAAAAACTGCAGTCAAATCAACTCCATTTTTTATTGGTGGTGCATTACAAAAGGATCCATACAAAATAAGTGTAGGAAAATCAGAGAACTGGGACACAAGAGAACTATTATGAAAATAAACGAATTATCTAAAATAGAGAAAGCAATCGATTTAGCCCAAGACGTCCATTCAGGTCAATATAGAAAGGTAAGCAAAAAACCTTATATCATTCATCCATTCAGAGCATATCAAAGAGCAAGAGCAATGGGTTTATCTGATGATGTTCAAATCATAGCAGTTCTACACGATACATACGAAGATGCTAAAAATAAAGCGTATGTTGCAGATAAAATTAAATCTATGTATGGAAATATAATCTGGAAATATATTTTATTATTATCTCACGATAAAGGTACAGATTACAATACTTACATATTATCACTGGCAAAGAAGAGTAATGTAGCCCTACAAGTCAAATTAATCGATATAATTGAGAACCTGTTAGATAATGCGAGCCCAAAGCAAAAAGCCAAGTATTTATCTGGTTTGCTATATTTATTAAATAATAAGGTTAAAATCGATAATAAAATTGTGTCTCAAATAAAAAGTTTGACACAATAACAATAATTAAAAAGAGGTCCTAATGGCAACATTGACAGAAAATGTATTCAAAACGCTTAAACGTTTATTCTCAAACGATATTATAGTTAGAAGAGTTGGTGATAAAAAGTTTAAAGTTATAGATACATACAACACTCAAGCAGTTGGTATGTTAGCAACAAATTACTTGGGTCGAAATTATAGTGTATTAAGATATAATACAACTAATTATGGATATAATCAATCTCTTTCAATCTTATCTCAAAGATTAATGCTATTTAGAGAATATGAATTGATGGATCAGGATCCAATTATAGCATCCGCATTAGATTTATATGCAGAAGAAGCAACAGTAAAAAATGAATTTGGAGATATTTTAACTGTAAAATCTGGTGATAATGAAATAAAAGATGTTTTAGATAACTTATTTTATGATATTTTAAATATAGATTTTAATTTGCTTCATTGGACAAGAAACCTTGTAAAATATGGTGATATGTTTATGAAGTTAGATTTAGCCGAAAAAATCGGTATTGTAGGTGTAATTCCTATCTCTCCTTATGTTGTTGAAAGACATGAAGGTCTAAACCCACATAACCCATCAGAAGTAAAATACAAAATAGATGGTCCAATCCTTCAAGGTATGTATGAGAACTACGAAATAGCTCATTTTAGAATGTTGAGTGACTCGAACTTTTTACCGTATGGTAAGAGTATGATTGAAGCAGCAAGAAGAATTTGGAAACAACTTACATTGATGGAAGATGCAATGTTGATACACAGAATAATGAGAGCACCTCAAAAAAGAATATTCAATATTGATGTTGGT